AACGCAACCTTTAAACAACAAACACCTATGAAAGAATTGATTTTAATTCAAGCGGAGTTAAAAGCTCCAAAAAATCAGTTTAACGCCTTTGGTAAATATAATTACCGAACTCAAGAGGGCATACTTGAGGCAGTAAAGCCGTTATTAAAAAAATACGGATGCATTTTAACACTTAGCGACGAAACAAAAGAGGTTTCAGGCATTCCGTTTATTGAGGCAACTGCATTAATTAAAAAGGATTTAGAAAGTTGCACGGTTAACGCTCAAGCTGGTATTGAATTGCACAAAAAAGGAATGGACCTAGCACAAAGTTTTGGAACGTCAAGTAGTTATGCAAGAAAGTACGCTTTAAACGGTTTATTTTTAATAGATGACACCGCCGATGCAGACGCAACCAATGACCACGGCAAGGGACCAGCAACCACAAAGGTTAAGCCAACCGACGAGCAATTTGCTTTTATAGTTAAATACCTTAACGGAACGGACGCCCAGCAAAAGCAAGCAAAAGAGGCGATAACGAAATACGAATTTACCCAGGATCAAAAAGACACTTTAGACGGATTAATATAATGGCAAACTTATATGAAATTACAAGGGAGGCGCTAGAATTAGCCTCCCTACTTGAAACCGAAGAGTTGACGCACGAATTAGAGGCAATGCTGGTAATTAATCAAGAGCAACTCCAGGCAAAGGCTGGAAACTATGCCAAGGTAATCGCAAACATTCAAAGCGATAGCGACGCAATCGACCAAGAGATTAAGCGATTAAAAGCAATGAAAGAAAGCAAGGACCGAGCCATTACAAGGCTTAAGGACGCAGTAAGGGAGGCGATGCTAGTAAGTACAATCGACAAAATAGAAAGTCCTTTATTCAAGCTTTCATTGCGTCGTAGCGAGTCTGTCGAGGTGGACATTGTGGAGGCATTACCTAGCCAGTTTGTGAACATTAAAAACGTGGTAACCGCTGACAAGGTCGCAATTAAAGAAGCCATTAAGCGCGGCGAAAATATTACTGGCGCGAGAATAATCGAAAACTTTAACCTACAAATCAAATGAGAAACTATCTGTATTTAGGCAAATTTATCCAACGCCCTGGGGACCTAGCGCCCAGGGGCGTGGCCTCCACCTACAATGAAGAAAAATTACCGTTCAACGAAACATTCGAAAGATTATGGAACTTGATGAAGTCATGATTAAAATTAAAGCGCTTTACCTGGAAGGTTTAACGCGCAAGAAAATTGCAAAGCTTGTTGGACTAGATCAGCAAAAAGTAGGGTATTTGCTTTATACTAAAATGAGGTTGCATGAGCTTTACCCTCGAAAGTTAATGGACGAAAACATTTTCCAAATTCTAACGGATCACCAAATTAGTCGGATTTTAACTTTGGCAACTTATGGCTATGATTGCCGAGAAATAGCAGAGGATCAAAATTTGGAATTTCGCAAGGTTAAAAAGCTGTTGGATGTTGCCGAGTCTAAAAACATGATTGAAAAAAAAGTATAAATTCTTTTTTATTCCTAAGATTCTTTTAATATTTGTTAAACATTTAAACAAACACCAATGAAAAAAGCACTTAAAGTAATCGGAAAAATCATTTACACAGTCTTAGCCTTTGCGCCAATCTTTGCCTTGTTTTATATGCTCGGCTTAAAATTATTGTAAACACCTAAAACCAAACTCTTATGGAAACGATTAAAATTAAAACCACGCATTTTGTTGAAACTGAGTTTAACTTACCTAAGTACTTTAAAATTGCTCATCACTACCAAATGATTTTGGACGACAAAAATTACTTGTTTGTCAAGTCTCGTTTAGAAAATACATTACTTATTTACCCTGAGATTTCAATCCATCCAATTAGCTATTCCGCTGGGCGATGGTACGACGAAACGATTAAACAGGAATTAATTCCAATAAGCGAGCAAGAATTTAAAGAAGAGTTTACAAAAGCAAATGTTCAGCTATTAAACTATTTAAATTAATGGAATCGACCGACTCACAAAACGCACTAATAAAGGGATGGCTTTTAAATGGCTATTCCATAACCCAGCTGGAGGCACTTACCCAGTTTGGATGCTTTAGGCTGGCCGCTAGAATTGCAAACCTCAGAGACAAAGGTTTAAACGTCCAAACCGACATGGTTACGCTAGAAAATGGTAAACGAGTTGCACGATATTTTATAAAACGATGACACGCGAGGAAATTATTGAAGAGTTAAACCATCGGGCAACTCAAAAGTACTTGGTTTACTTGGCGCTCCAGGAAATCATGTTGGATTATTATGAGGACGTAACGATGTTAAAATCTTTTGACAATGATCTAAAGACAAAACATAAAAACATGATTAACGCGCTCCAAAGAAAGTCGACAGAGGCGTTTAGGTTCCTGGAGAATTACGACAGAGGACAGGAAACAATAAAGCAATTCCATGAGTTTGTCACTTTGTTCGAACGCCTGCACCATTCGATTGACATGGGCGGCTCTTTGTTTCATGATTGCCTAAATGCCATAGAACTAATTTTAGATAACAATGAGGGGACGAAATTTAACTGAATACCAAAAAGAGCTAATATTTGAAGCTTGGCAAGACCGAAAGCAAATTAAAGTCATTGCCCAAGAAATGGGCCTTTCATACGGTTGCATTTATTTTCAACTAAAGAAGCGCTCGCTAGTTGGTTAAATCGAAAAGATTTATATTTGTGTATCGAATTATTCCAGGGTGGTAGCTAGAATAATTCCATAGGTTAACTTTAACCTAAACCCGACTGTCTACCACCAGTTGGGTTTTTTTATGACTACAAATGAGCGGCTGGATTAAGTTACACAGGCAATTGAATAACCATTGGATTTGGGATAAACCCGAATATTTAAAATGGTGGTTGGATATTTTGATGCAAGCCAACATTGAACCAAAAAAGGTTTTAATTAAAAACCAGCTTATAGAAATTAACCGAGGTGAGGTAGTTTATTCATACGAAACGTGGGCGAATCGATGGAAAATTAACAAATCTAAAGTTTTGAGGTTTTTAAAAATGCTAGAAAAGGATTCAATGATTGTGTTAAAAAGCGAAACGGTTACGACACGGATAACTATTTGTAAATATGACACTTACCAAGGTGAGCGAAACGATAGTGAAACGCAACTGAAACGCAACTGGAACGCAAGTGAAACGCAAGTGAAACCAACTAAAGAATTAAAAGAATTAAACAATCAAATAATTTTAAATAGATATATTATAGAGGACGAGTTTTTTAAAGAATTACCAATGCAAATTCCTTTTGCTAGTCAGTTAAAGACAATACACGAAATAAACGATTCACAGTTAGAAAAATATTTGACCGAATATTTAGCGGTAAATGATGGAAAAGATTTTAAAACAATTCAAGACCTTAAAAGGGATTTTAATTATTTCGTCAAAAATTCAATTAATTTTCAAAGTAAATTAAAACCAACAACTTACAAGCCAGCGGAAAAGTCAAAAAGCAGAAATGTTTTTGCGGATATGTACGACGAATTAATGAGAGAAAAAGAAAAAAATAACCAACCAAACCAATGAAAGAGATAATTTTAAAACATTTACAAAAAATGGAGTTTGTTTGTGGTCTAAAACAATTTAAAGATTACAACCAAGACGAAGCAACGGAATTACTTGGATGCCTTTTGGATTTATTTTCAAAATATGGCTGGATGAACGAGGCAAGAGTTGATTACATTTTGCAAGCTGGAATGAGGGGCCAGTACGGCGATTTTTACCACGTTAACGAAAAGACGGTAAGCGTTTGGATTAATCAATATTATGCCCACCACCAAAGCCAAATCGTACAGGAGGTGCAAGCTTTAAACAACAAAGAAAAGGAGCCAACCAACGAAGAGATTGCGTATTGGATTGAAGTTGGAAAGCAAACGTTTCGAGACAATTACCAGGAAGCCAAAGAAACGGGAAACTGCAAGCACCTTGCCGACTGGGGAATATACTGGTTTAACAAGTTTCAAGAAAAAGGAATTTTAAAACCTTGGGATTTTAACGTGCAAGAAATAGAAAGCGACGTTCGTAAGGAATTGCGGTTGACAACCAGGTACGTTGAAGAGTCAACAGTTGGCGCCAAGACAAAGAATAAGATTTGGAAATTGTTTATTTTACAGGCAATTAAGGACGGAAAAAACTTGGATCAGCTGATATGAGACACGGCTCTTTATTTAGCGGAATAGGAGGTTTTGATTTAGCCTCAGAATGGATGGGATGGGAAAATGTTTTCCATTGTGAATGGAATGAATTTGGACAAAAAGTTTTAAAATATTACTGGCCTAAAGCAATAACTTACAATGATATCACCAAGACAGATTTCTCTATTCACAGAGGAACAATTGACATCCTTACAGGCGGATTCCCTTGCCAGCCATATTCATCCGCTGGTAAGCGACTTGGAAAAGAAGACGAGCGCCATTTATGGCCCGAAATGCTTAGAGCAATTCGAGAAATTCAACCGAGCTACGTCGTGGGCGAAAACGTTCGCGGAATTACTAATTGGAATGGGGGGTTGGTATTCGACGAAGTGCAATCTGACTTGGAAGCTGAAGGCTACGAAGTCACACCGTTTTTACTTCCAGCTTGTGGCGTCAACGCACCACACAGAAGAGACAGAATTTGGTTTGTTGCTTACTCCAAGTCTTGTGCAAATAGCAGAAACTCCTCTAGAATATCAAACGAGACAAAAGAAAAGGACGGAAAATGGATTAAATCAAGCACCACATCCGAACAACAAATACAATTGCCTACTAAGTCAAGTTCTTTATTCGGGGATGCTGCCAACTGTAATGGCAAGAGATTGGAAAGGGGGGAGAACAACGGAGGCTTTAATTGCATCCGGGAGAAAAGAAACAAACAGTTTAACGGACGCATTTCATCAACCTGGCAAAACTTCCCAACTGTCTCCGCACTTTATAATGGAGATGATGGGATTTCCAACAGACTGGACGGAATTACCTTTTCTAAATGGAGACAAGAATCAATCAAAGCTGGAGGAAACGCAATCGTCCCACAAGTAGTTTATCAAATATTCAAAGCAATAGATCAATACAATCAACTAAATAAACAATTAACATTATGAGCAAGATTTACGGCGGAAACGCAAAAATTATCCAAACCAAGTTTGGCGAAATGACAAAAATTAGCCAAAGCCGTAGCGATTTAGAAAAGCTATTGGCCTACCTAAACGCAAACAATTCAGAATGGGTAAACCTGGTATTAAAGGAAAAGCAAGAAAAGGTTGAAGGCAAGCCGACGCATTACCTCGAGGTCGACGACTGGAAGCCAGTCCAAGTGGCAAACCAGCCAACACAACAAGAACTTTTGGAAAAGCTAAAATCTGTAAAAGTAAACTTTACAGAAAAGCGCATAGTTGAAAACGATAACTTACCTTTCTAAATGAAAAAAAATGATTTGTACGCAATCTTTGTGGCGCTTGTAGGGATTACCCTACTGGCGCTCCTAAAGGTTTCTAGTTTGCTGCTATTTGTAGTTGCCTTGGCTTTGTGGACCTTAGCCTGGTCTTGGATTTATAGCAAGTGTAAATGATCCAGTTTAAGTTAAATGAGAAACCGCTAAGCGTTAACGAGGCTTGGCAAGGCAAACGCTTTAAGACCGAAGCATATAAGCATTACGAGCGCACGATTTCATTTATGTTGCCAAAAGCCGAAATTGACCCCAAAGAAATGTTGAGGATTGAGTTTTTCTTTGGCTTTAGCAATAAGGCCAGCGATCTAGACAACCCAGTAAAGTTGCTTATTGACATTGCGCAAAAGAAATACGGCTTTAACGATAAAAACGTATTTGAGTTAAATGTTCGCAAATGCCTGGTAAAAAAAGGGGAGGAGTTTATACACATGGGCATTTATAAATTAGTGCCGTTTTAAACAAAAATCTTGTTTTTAACTTGTATTATTATCGGAATCTTATATTTGCCTAAAGATTAAAACGATGAGCATTTACGAGGGTTTATTTATACGAAAAGCACGCAAAGCCGCTGGCTACACCCAGGAGCAATTGGCCGACAAAATAGGACTATCCTTGGCACCAATTAACCAAGTGGAAAATGGTTGGGAGTCTATAAGTTTAAACAGATTAAGGCAAATTTGCGAGGCAATTGGTTTGGAGGTTGTAATAAAGAAAAAAGATGGCTAAAGGTTACCCGATTTCAAAGCCTGATTATTCGCTAGAAATTCGTTATCGCCTAAGGGACGGACAATGGTCGCCTTGGTCAAACAAAGGCAAAGGTAAGTTTGAAACAATCGAGCTTGTCCAGCGACAAATTAGAACGCTGGCCGCGTCATATCAGGGCCGAGAAAAAGAGGTGCGCTTTGAATGGAACGGAAAACTTTGCAGTTTTACTGGCGAGCCAACTGGCCAAACAATCATATTAATGTAGTTATTTTGGGTTTTTGTTGATGTTTAAAAGGCTTGGGTTTTGCTCAAGCTTTTTTTTAAAATTTAGGAAAATATGAAAATAAACAATTTAGGATTTTGGATGACAACGGACGCAACTGGTCACATTCACGATCGAAGCATTTGCGCAGCTTTGTCCAATTATTTAGCAGAAAAACAAGCCAAGACAGTTGTTGACTTTGGATGTGGTATGGGTGACTATGCAAAAGCTTTTAAAGCTGACGGCTATAAGGTGGAGGCATACGACGGCAACCCAAATACAGAAGCGCTAAGCGGTGGAATTGGCAAGGTGCTAGACTTATCCAAGCCGTTTTATTTGCGTAAAATGTTTGACGTTGTTTTGTCGCTGGAAGTTGGCGAACATATACCAGCGGAATTTGAGCAGCAATTTATTGACAACATTTGTAAGCACGCCAAAAAGCATTTGGTTATTAGCTGGGCAATTGAGGGCCAAGGCGGAAGCGGACACGTTAATTGCAAGAATAACAACTATATAATTGGCCAAGTTGAGGATCGTGGCTTTAAATTTAATTTTAACGATAGCGAAAAGATTAGAAAGGCCGCAACTAATGCGTCTTGGTTTGGGTACACGATAATGGTATTTGATAAGGTCTAAGTTTGCTTAGACTTTTTTTTAACTTTACTGAATAAACAGTTTATTTCACATGGGACAAAATGGAGGCGCAAGGCCAGGAGCGGGAAGACCGCCAAAGGCTGACGAAATTAAGCTAATTGAACAGATGGACGCGGTTGCCGTTCCAGCTAAGATATGGGCGGCCCTATTAAATCGCTGCGAGAATGGAGACACCCAGGCAATAAAGACCTGGCTTAATTATCGCTTTGGTATGCCACGCCAACAAATAGATGTTACTACTTTAGGCGAAAAGGTAACGCCGCCAATTGAGTGGCTTAAATCTAAGTAATGGAATCAATCAAGTTACTAGACAAATACCAACCTTTATTTTTAGAGGACCCAAAAACGCGTTATTTTCTTATTACTGGCGGCCGTGGATCGGGGAAATCGTGGACATTGTCGATGTTTCTTTTAAACCTGACTTATGAGGAGGGCCACGTTATTTTATTCACGCGTTGGACTTTAACCTCTGCATTTATTTCAATTATACCCGAATTCATCGATAAAATTGAGTTGATGAATAAATTGGATGATTTTGAAATTACCCAAAGCGAAATCATTAACAAGGCGACAGGATCAAAGATTTTATTTCGTGGCATTAAGACCAGCCAAGGTACCGCAACGGCTAACCTCAAATCAATCGCTGGCGTTACTACTTTTATTCTTGACGAATCGGAGGAGTTAATGGACGAGGATGTTTTTGACCGCATCGACTTATCTATTCGTGCAGTAAACAAACCCAACCGCGTTATCCTAGTAATGAATCCATCGTACAAAAGCCATTGGATTTATGGGCGATTTGTAAAGCTAACGCGCGACGATACTAGCTATATTCATACAACTTATTTAGACAACGAACAGAATTTAAGCCAGTCCTTTATTGACCAGGCAAAGCGCGTTGAGCAAGAAAACCTCCATCGTTACGAGCATTTATTTTTAGGCAAATGGCTAGACGATGCCGAGGGATTGCTTTGGAATCGGCCAATAATTGAACGTGCAAGGGTAAGCGCAAAGCCTGACCTTTCGCGCATTGTGGTTGCCATTGATCCAGCGACAACCGCCTCCATGAATAGCGACGAAACTGGTATAATTGTTTGCGGTACGGATGCCAATGGCAAGGGATATGTACTTGAGGACCTTAGTGGTAAATATTCACCAACGGAATGGGCCAGCGTATCTTTACAAGCGTTTAAAAATTGGAACGCTGATTGCATAGTTGCAGAAAAAAACCAAGGCGGCGACATGGTCGAAAGCGTTTTGCGGTCGCAAAATACGACCGCAAGAATTAAGCTTGTGACGGCAACAAAGGGCAAGTACGTCAGGGCCGAGCCAATATATTCGCTTTATGAGCAACACAAAATTTTCCACGTTGGCAGTTTTCCAATATTGGAGAATCAAATGGTTACCTTTGAGCCTGACAAAGGCAAATCGCCTGACCGCGTCGATGCAATGGTTTGGGGATTTACTGAATTAATGGTAAGCGGCCAAGAATTTTGGCACGTTTAGAATATTGAATCATTTTTTTATTTTATTACCCTATTTTTACAAAAAAAGAAACGGAATGACTTACTTAGATAGAATAAAAAACGCGCTAGGTTTAAACCAAAAGGATTCAACATATTTAAACGCGGTTTTTCCTTACCTGGGCAACAACGTTATTTGGACTGCACCAACAACGCAAAATTTTATCGAGAAAGGTCTTTATTTAAATTCTGACCTTTACGCCATTATAAACCTAATCATCAACAAGGTAAGCACGGCGCCAATTGTGGTATATGAGGTAAAGGACCAAAAGGCTTTGAAGTACTACAAATCAATGAGCAAGTCGTTTGACAACTCAGGCGCCAAGTTCCAGGCTCAACAATATAAGGCAAGGGCATTGGAAGAGGTTAGCATTCCTGAATTAGACCGTCTATTTAAAAAGCCAAACGAGTTCCAAACTTGGGACAACCTTTTAAAAGAAATTGCCGCATTTCGTCTAATTACTGGCAACGCCTACATTTACGGAGCTAGACGTGGAGAACAACCAAACGCGCCAATTATTGCGTTGTATTCTCTGCCAGCGCAATTTATGGAAATTATAAGCGGTGGATTAAACCAGCCAATTAAGGAATACCGATTGACGTATAACGGTTACGAGCGAATAAGCGCTAACAACGTTGGGCACCTAAAAAATATTAATTTAAGTTACACGGCTGGAACTGCTAACCACCTTTACGGTGCCTCACCTTTGCGGTCCGCGGTCCGCGATCTAACCACGTCAAACGATGGCAAACAAGCGCTTTTGTCTATGCTGCAAAACATGGGCGCGCGTGGTATTCTTACAGGCGATGGAACGGTAAACATTACACGCGAACAAGCGCAAGGCCTTAAAGAGGATTACAAATCCAATTACCAGGGCGCCAACCGCGCTGGCGACGTAATTATTACGCCAGCCAAATTGTCTTGGGTTCAAATGGGAATGAATGCCGTTGATATGTCAATTATTGACACGCAAAAAGTAATTTTAAGGTCGTTGTGCCGTGTTTACGGCGTAGATGCTAAGTTACTAGGCGACACAGAGGCAAGCACGTTTAACAACACAGAAACGGCTTATAAAGCGTTAATTAATAACGTTGTCCGTCCGTTGCACATTGAAATTAGGGACGTGCTAAACAACTGGCTTTTGGAATCGTACGGTAATAAAAATCTATTTTTGGATTTCGATTACATGGCTTATCCTGAAATGCAAGACGACATGGACAAGCTTGTAAACCAATTGTCGGCGGCTTGGTGGTTAACTCCAAACGAAAAGCGCGCGGCCATGAATTACGGCGAATACGAAAATACATTGATGGAACAACCATTTATCCCGCAAGGCTTAATGACTTTGGCCGAGTTCCAAGCGTCAGAAGTTGACAACATAGACAATATGGGAGACTATGCCCAACCCAACTAAAAAGGATTTAGCACTTGCAAATCAATTGGACGCATTGCAAAGGCGTTACGAAAGGCGATATGAAAAGCAAATATTTACCGCTCTTAAAAAGCAAATGCAACCTTATTTGGATGCAATTAAACAGGCTGACGGAAATATTAACCGCTTTGATTTAATAACGCCAGCGCCTTTGGCTGACACTTTGGAAAGCCTTTACGTTGTGGCTGGCACGGCTTATGCCGAGGCAATGTATAATGCAATCCAAC